TGGATCGTTTAGCCAGCGTTCGTCTTCGAAGTCCTTCACGTCGAGCTTACGGTTCAGTTCCTTCCAGAGTTTCTTCAGGCGCTGAAGAGGCGTCATGGTAGCGAATCGCACCTCTTCGAGTTCAGTCGGAACGACAACCTTCCTAATGAATGTCTGGACGCCTTTCGGTGGCTCGTACGGAACAGGCTCCGGGAAGAGGTAATCGACGTCGAATTCATAAACGTAGAACTCGTCGTGTCCTTTCCACCATTTGTCCCATTCCTTGTCAGATATGCGGTGACGCTCACGCAGCTTTTCACGTACGTCTTTCTCTTTGAATGGTCCGAGAACCGACTTGAGCGTAATGATTCCATAGATGAGGTTGTCCTCAACCAGGTAGAGAGGACGTCCGATGTATTTGTCGAATCGACGTGTCTTCACGATCAGTGTCTTTTTGCCTTCGGCGATCAAGCGTGCATGCGGTGGTACGAGGTAGATGCCTGGAAGGACCGCAAACGACTCGTCGCCTGCAAGCTCACGAAGTCCGAACAGGTCGCGTGTATCGATCGTCATTCCGTCGTACGCTTCAATCACGGGAATGTTGTATTCTTTCGAGAGCTCCTCAAGGTGCTCTTTTAGTTTTTGTGGGTTCTTAACGGCTTCCTCGCCGAAATGCGTAATGATAGCGGCTCGTGCGCCGATGTTCGCCGCCCAACGGACGATGTCGCGAATTCGGCAGTGTCCGTACGGACGTCCGGCTTCATCGCGACGTACTCGTCCTGGTTTGTCGGTTATGTAGCTTCCGTCGCCGATCAGAATGTCGACATTTCGTAGCACAACCCGATAGTTTGGAATGTGCAACACGTCGGGGAAGTAGCCGATGGTGTCGCGTCCGTCGCTAATCAAGAAGCCATTCGTCGGGCATTTTAGCGAGTGCGTGACAGGAAGCGCCAGAATGCGTAAGTCGCCTACCTTGTACCAGTGGTCGCGAACGATGATCTCACGGTTCCGTATGTTCTCAAGGATCGACGGTTTGAGTGTATCGCGTACGACTTCTCGCATGTAAACGGGCACGTCGACTGGCTTGTCGAGTCCCCATGCGTGATCCGGATGCGCGTGCGTCAGCGCGATGTGTGTCGGGTTGACTTCCTCGAGTTTACATTTCCATGTTTCGCCGAAGTCCACCAGTAGGCGAGTGTTCTTGTATTCCACGAGGATGCTACTGTGCATCTCGTGTTTTGGGTTGTCTTGCTCGATTTCGCCTTTTGTTCCGAGAAAGGTAATTTTCATCACATGCCACCTCGGTCTCAAAACGGGGATACTCACGTATGCATCTCGAAGCAATACATTGCCCGTTACGGTTCAGTGGGTAGTCGCGTACGTTGCAGTGCGGTAGTTGAAACGTTATTGTAAATGTGAAGTTGTCTCGTACGTCGACGAACCACACGATCACTGTTACGCCTCCTGTTTGTCTGAACGGCTCTCAGGTGTGATCGGTTCCTCGGGACCTTCGCGTCGGATGTACGAGGCGAGAATGTCGTCGATCGTCCTCTCGGCGATTTCACGTCCACGTCGCGCATGGTCGAGTAGTTGCAACTTGAGGAGTTCTTCGCGTTGCGATGGCGAAAGTGGTGGTGCACCTGCAATCGCACGCAGTTCATCCATTGTGAACAAACCGGTGGTTCTGAGGACGGCCACCTGTCGAGCCACCTCTCCGCGTTCAATTCCGAGTATCAGCTGGATCTTCACGTCGATCTTGTCGAGATCGTCTTCGCTGAATTCACCCGGATACTTTACCCGGATGTGTCGACGTATCAGCTCGACGAGTTGCTCCCGTATGATATCCGCGATGGTTTCCGCACAGATGGTCACGTAGCTGCTTATGACCAGTTCGGTTGCGAATGTGCGTCGTCCACGTCCTGTGACTGCTGACTCGATCGGTCCGATTGCTGCGAAGATGCTCTGGTTGATCTGGTCGAAGAGCGGGCTTGGATCCGCGTACGTTACCTTGCGAGGTTCCACGTAGTCGATCTCGACGTCTTTGTCGGTTACGTACGACTGATCGGGCTCTTTGAGCGGCTTACCGAGATCCTGAATGATTTCGTTAACGAATTTTTGTGCCGCTTGGCGTGCCTTCCGGATGCGTTCCTCGCGTGTTTTGCCCTCGAACTGATTCGGATCGAACATCGACAAATCCAATTTGATGTGTTCGCGTGGAACGATCTTGCGTCGGAGCAGTATGTCGGTTCGGAGCGCTGCAAGCTTCCAGTAGAGACGCGGAACGAGTGGTTCGATTGGTGAAACGGACCATACACCGTACGTGTATCGTCCGAGAATGTCATGTACTTCCGATGCCATCGGATTCAAGCTAAAATGCATAATCTGGTCGGGCTTGAAGATCTTGCGCTTTTCGTCGTATAGCTCGTTCAGTACGTACAAGCCTCGACTGAAGACCTGTGCGGTTGGATCGCCGAGTTGTGACTCGTCTTCGATAATTGTCATGCAGTTGATCGGAAGCGATCGGAGCTCGACCAGTCCGGTTGGATTCTCGATACGGTAGAACCAGATGGAGTCGCCGTAGCGTAGCAGGTCGAATGCAGCCGCGTAGAATAGCTGGCGGAATTGGAACTGTCGTTCAAGTTGCTCGACGATGCGTAACAGTCGCTTTTCCTTCTCTTCGAGTTCAGCACCGATACGTAACCCGACGCCTTTGTAGCTATATCGGACGAGTTTTGCAATTCGATCGATCGCGCCGTAGAGTTCCGGGTCGAGCTCCGTGAAGAGTCTGTAGCGATCGTATTTGTTTGTTGCCTGGAGAATCTTCTTCATGAGTTTGTCGATGGCTTTTAGCTCGAGTGGCGTCGTAAGGGTTGCACTCAGTCCGGGATACGAGCTCGTCGATACAGACAGGAGGCGTCTTCCGACCGACTTGATGCTTTTCCAGATGCTACTCATACAAGTTCACCTCAGAACGAACGTACGATATTGAGCGGAAGGGTACGTTTCCTTACGGTTTCTGTGAGCGCCCAAACGCAGTTTACGACGGCATCTGCGACGTCCTTCGATCCGCCTACCGGATGGTCGATGCGTCGTGCGTTCACAATCCGGAGGTTTTCGAATTCCGTCCGAGCGACTTCGTAGTCGCACATGCGGATGCTCTTCTGGTAGCATAATTCGCGGAAGCGGTCGTAGTCTTCCTTGCGGACAACGTGCTTTTCGACAATGAGGCCCATCTGGCGCAGTTCGGTTTGTGCCTCCGGATAATTCCATGTGTCGAAGACGCAGACTTCCACGTTGAGTGCCTTCGTCGCCTTCTTGATGAAGTCTCTCGCCTCGATCGGGTTGATTTCGCCGAGTTCTTGTGGGCTGAAGCGCCACATGCCATCGATGATGATCGTTCCGTCGGGTGCTTTGAAGCCTGTCGCAAGTCCGAACGCGTCGTGGCGAAGTGCAGGGTCGCCTGCAAGTACATGCGGGTATTGTGTCTCAAGCTCAACGTCATGGACGAGTGCCTCGAGAACGTTTGTGATCGAGCTGTCGAACGGTAAGATTTCCGGATTGCGGAAGTACACTTCGAGGCTGCTAAGTGGCTGTGCACCAAAGTCCCGCCAGAAGCTGATCGGGTCGGCTTTCAGTTCGTCTTGTAGATCCTCGAACGAAATTCGGGGGTTGAATTCCCAGGTTGCGTAACGTAAGCCGAGAACATGGTCGAGACGTTTCGAACGCTCGTAGAGTTGCATGACAATGTCACCGGTATGACGTGGGCTGCTGATCACGATGACAATTCCGTCCTTGCCGAATGTGGCGGTTCCGCGTTTAAGTGACGTGTATACTTGCCAGGCTCCACGTTTGCTAGTTGACTCTTCGAATCGTGCGAGTTCGTCGAAGATGGCGCATTTGACGTTTCGTCCTACGATCGATGCGGATGAAGACGTCCCGCATAGTAACACGACGTTCTTCGAAGGGAAGCGTACTTCGTTAGCGTAGATCTTCGGACGAAACTCCCTGAAGAATGGACTGCGTGGAATCTTGCTCACGATCTCATGGAAGATGGTATCTCGGGCTTGCTCTTCCGAGACTGCTACAGCTACGACGAAGATTAGCGATCCTGGAGCGAGACCGTAATGTGCGGCTGGATCGGGAAGAATCAGGAGCTTGAAGAGTTCGTAAAGGGCAAAGCATGACGCGAGAACGGTTTTGCCGCTTCGCATTCCGGCGACAAGTACCAACTCGCGGTAGTTGCCACTGTAGAACTGACGAAGTATCGCGGCTTGTTTCGGAAAGAGCTTCATGCCTAGGAAGTAGGGATGTTCGCAGAAGAACACGGGATCGGATAGTGCTTTGAGGATTACGTACGTGCGTTCGGCAACATCCACGGATACCACCACGGTTCAACACGAGTTCTGTGACTGGTACTTACGCGTACGCGTTCTTCTTCTTGAGCTTCTTGAGCTTCACGAGGACTTTCTTACGGCATTCCTCACAGAGTTCCGTTGCCATAAACGCGACCAGTTCCTCATAGAGTATGTTGATCTGCTGGAGCTGTACAAGCGGAGCAGACCGCAGTCTCCCTGACACTTTCTCAATGTCGAGGATCGTATTGCGGAGTTCTCGCGCGGCAACTGCAATGTCACGGATCGTCTCATGGTCGTACGAGCGTTCTTTCAGCGCACGCAAGATGTCAAGTAAAGTTTGCTTGATCTCGCCGAGTACTTGCAACGCGTCAGTCGCGTACGTCTCCGGGAGCTTAAGTTGTTCGTGGTAGCGCACGTGTCTCCAAAGCATCTTGTACGAAACGCCGAGTATTCGTGCGGCTTCCTGGAGCGTGATTTCGCCTTTTTGGACACGGTACAGTACTTCGGGCGTACGTGGATCCGAACAGAGCGAGCATTCTTCGGGCATACGTTGCCACCTCGTCCGGAAGTCGACGTGTAACGGGC